TTTGGAGGAGCCAGTTAAGAACCGTGCGTCGAAGATCGGACCTTCTATCGCTAGGCGTTTGGCTAAGGCGTGGCGGAAGGTGACCTGATGGCTGTCCTAGAAGAAATCGCCACCTATCTCGTCGCGCAAATCAGCGGGTTCGGTAAGTTCTCTGGCACTACGGGGAATGTTGCCGCGGGTGTGAACCTGGATGCTATCGCACCGAATACGATGATTAGTTTGTATGACACGCAGGGCTTCCCGTCCGAACAAGTATTCAGCACTGGGGCTGCTGCGTCGGTGGCGTTTGAGAATCCGTCACTGCAAATCCTGTCGCGGTCAACGTCGTATAAGACTGCGAGAGATAACGCGGTTCTCGCATACCGCGAACTAGACGGTTTGAGCGCAACGCTACCAACCGCTACGGGCACACGGTATTTGAGTATTGATGCGGCGCAGGCACCGTTCTTCATCGGTAGAGACGGCAACCAACGCCCGCTATTCTCCGTGAATTTTAATATCCGTAAAGACACCACATGAACGAACCAGACCTCCACGCCAGAGTCGATCAGGCTACCGGATATCTGATTCAGATGGGCGGCGCCATCGCATCCGTGTTCGAGGTTCTTACCGATCCGATGCGGCCACGAACAATGAGCAGCGACGCGGCGAGTATCGCGGCGACGCAACTGGTTCTGTCGGCGATGGAAATGGCGTCATGGGGTGACGAATGAGAGATGTTCGTTGCGACGGCGAGTTTAAAAGGCCCGGCCTAGGCGGCGTATGCGGACAACTATTGTTCCGTGCATCATCTGGGCTTGTGGAGATTAAGTGTCCGCGCTGTAAGCAGATCAAACCTATCAGGTTGGGGTCTGTGGTCAGGGTGGCAGCAACCTAGAACCCCCGGTGAGGGTCTAGTTTGAAAGAAGAGAAATTATGGCAGCGATTAGCGGAAAGGGCGGAACCGTCTATGTCGGTTCGGTGCCCGTTCTGCGTGTTAGCGGCTGGAACCTCGACATTGATAGCAACATGCTTGATGTGACGAGTTTCAGTACTGCGGTTACGTCGTGGCGTTCGTTCGCTGCGGGACTGAACAACGTCACAGGATCGATTAACGCTTTCTGGGATGCGGGTGGCGGTTCAACAGCGCAGAAGGACATGCAGGACAACATTTTCACGCCGGCAGCAGCAACAATTGTGCTTGAGGTAGACCAGACCGCGGGCGGCAAATACAGCCAGTCGGCGTTCCTTTCACGGCAGTCCGTGTCCGTGGACATTGACGGTACTGCGGATCTGTCCTGGGATTTCCAGGGCACCGGCGCGGTTACTTATAGCACTACGACGTAATGGCAGCGGTAGCAGGGAAGGTCGCAAGGATTCGGACGGTGTCTGCGTCGGCGACTAACTCAACTAACGAAGCGTCCGATTTGGCGGCAGGCGGCTTGTTGCTGTCGATTAATTCGACGGCGAAACGGCATTGGGACAGAACATCAACGGCCCCGGCGATTTTCGTATCAGGTGCGACGGGTTCTGATATCAGTGCGGACATTGAGTCGATTAACTATGTGCAGGGCATCGTGACATTCACCACACCGCATTCAACTAGCACCGTGATAACGATGGACGTGGATTATCTGACTTCCTCCTATTTGGCTGGCGGTAGGTCGTGGTCGATTGACATTGATACGAACATGCTTGACGTGACAGCGTTCAGTACGACGGCGACTGACCCGAAGTGGCGTACCTATTTGGCCGGGTTGAATGGTGCGGAAATCAGTATTGATCGTTTGTATCAGCAGGACTCGACGGCGAATGTCTTTTGGGACGCACTCGCAGCAGAATCATCGAATCTGCTGGTTGAGCTAGTGCCGGATGACGCTGGCGACCGTTATGAGGGATTCGTATGGGTATCCGGGTTCAGCCCTTCAGTGGAGATTGATGGTATAGCGGATGAGGGCGTGACACTGACAGTAGACGGTGTTCTTTATTACACGACTAACTAGGAAAAGGGTGATTACCTGATGAGTAACAAGACAGCAGCAGACATTCGTAAGGCCGCGTTGAATAGCACGGTGCCGCAGGAAGAAACGGACGTTCCCGAATGGGAATCAACGGTTGTGGTGAAGGGCATGACCGCAGGGGCGGCCGTGGACTTCTACGCGTCGGCGACGAAGCAGGAGCACGGCGAAACGGTCATTGACCGTAAGGCGTGGGGACCGGGCCTACTTATCGCATGCGTGTTCGATGCGGACGATAAGCCGGTGTTTGAGGCGGCGAACGCGGACATGATTCAGAAGATGCCATCTGCCGTGGTGACACGTTTGTCTGGTGTGGCTGCGCGTCTGTCTGGTTTGGGTGGCGACGATGACGATAAGGATGTGCTAGAGGATTTCGGCGACGACCTCTAGCACGCTATCAGATGGAACTGGCCGAACGGCTGGGGATGACGTTAGCGGAGTTGAGAGAGTCAATGTCGGGTGCGGAGCAGCATCGGTGGATGATGTTAGACAAGTTGAGGGCAAGTGAACGCGAGAAGGCTGAGCGCGCGGCGAAACGGAAACATAACTGATGGCTGACCTGGGAAAAATTGAGGCACGTCTGAAAGTAGACGGCCGACAGTTTAGCCGCGGCATGAAGAAGGCCGAACGAGAGGTCAAGACCTTCTCCGGTGAGGCACGCAAGGGGGCGAAGGGTGTCGAAACCTTTCAAAAGGCCCTTAAGGCAGCCGCCGCCCTAGGCGCCGCCAAACTTGCAGCCGATCTGTTCAAGTTGGGGGTCCAAGCCGAAGCGTGGGGGAAACGCTACACACGGGTGTTCGGTGAAGCCACTAACATCCTTGACGATTGGGTGCGCGACCAGAACCAGCGGTTCGGTGTGGCAGAGGACCGACTGAAGGGTATGGCCGCAGGCGTCGGCGACCTGCTGGTTCCAATGGGATTCGCCCGCAAAGAGGCTGCGGGGATGTCTAAGGAAATCCTCACGTTGGCTAACGCGCTGTCAGAGTGGACAGGGGGCACACGTTCTGCGGAGCAGGTTGCGGATGTTCTTACCCGCGCACTATTGGGAGAACGCGAAGCGCTGAAGGGTCTGGGCGTCTCGCTGACAGAAGCGGACATTAAGACCGAACTGGCCCGTCAGGGCATGACCGGGTTGACTGGCGAGACACTAGCGCAAGCCAAGGCACAGGTTACCCTTGAACTGATTACGAAACGATCCGCGGACGCCCTGGCAGAGTACGGGGCTAACGCCGATTCTGCCCAGGTGGCGCAAAAGAAATTAGAAGCCGCTATAGAAGACTTGCAGGTTCAGGCGGGCAAAGCGCTTCTAGCTGTCGCCCCCCTGGTGTCAAAGATCGCTGAACTTATCGCTTTCGGCGGCGAGGTCATCGACATTGTTGTTAATTTCAAGTTGCCTGGCGGCCTCGGCACGGCCGGAGGGCTTTTTGCGAAAGGGGTAAAGGGCCTAGTCGTTGGTCTGCCCGGAATTGCAGGCGAGGCGGCCTTTCGCGGTATCCGCACCTTCTTCCGCGACGCCGGGGATGAGATAGGCCGGGGCAGAGACTTTCTGGCCGAACGGATGGCCGCTTTTGGTGACGATAACCCGCTTGGTGTGTGGGTACAGGATCAAGTGGCCGGGGCTGTCTCTGCGTACGATGTTGCCGTGAGTCGGGCCAGGTTCAGCAACACTCTCGCAGAGTCTTTCGCTGAAGGGGTCGCAGTCGGCGACGCAATCACGAAGGCCCGCGAAGACGCAGAAAAAGAACTAGAAAAGACACGCCAATTTTTGGAGGCGCAAGGACAAGAGTTAGCGGACGCGTTCGGCCGCGCTTTCGGTGACACATTCAAGAAGACTAGGAGCCTAGACAAGGCAATCGCCGCGGCGGTTAAAGCGGCGGTGCAACAGCAACGAATCCAAGATCTTATCGCTGAGGCGGGGGCGCTTTTGCCGGCGCAATACGTGGAAGCTATTGTTGCTAATGTTGAGGCAGACGCACTCATTCCGGTCCTTACTCAACTGATAGCGAACCCGGATCGGCTGCTCGACCCCCTCATAGAATCCGGCGTGAAGTTGCCTGGGGTATGGGCCGACGCGTTGACATCTAATCAGCAGTCGGCCATCGACGCGGCCGCCGAGGTTGCCCGTAACGCGGCGTTCGCTGCGAATAAGGCGTGGTTGTCTAATCTTGATACGCGTCTTCCGATTGTGCCCGGCACCGGGCCGCGCGTCCCGCAGGATACGGATTTGCAGTTCCATTCTGGTGGGGTTGTTCCGGGCCCGGCGGGCGCGGATGTTCCGGCGATTCTCCAAGCAGGTGAGACTGTTATTCCCGCGGGTGGCCGTGCGGGCATGTCGGTCGTGGTGAATGTTGGTGGGAGTGTGATTAGTGAGGGGGATCTGGTTGAGGCTGTTCGGCGGGGTTTGAGGTCGGATACGATTCGTGGCGGCTCCCTGGAGTTCGCATAGTGTGTATAATGGTTGGTTATGAGGAAAACACTAGTAATCGTAGTCGTGTATCTGCTGGTTCTAACGGGGTTCGCGGAGGTGCAGGCTGATATGCCGATGCCTGTTCTTACTGTCGAGTTCGCTCCGGGCGATAATTGGAATGTCGCGTCGCCGACGTGGGTGAATATCACGGCGGAGGTTCGT